AAGATACCTAGTGTTGTAGGTTCTCTTGCAGGAGATACTCCAGCAGGAAGTGTTATAAAGGCTCTTATAGGTGGCTCTGATATGAGTGATGCCGATAAGACAATAGCTCTTAAAAAGCTAGACCAAGAAATAAATGAATTTGATGGCATAACTAAACGCTGGGTAGCTGACTCTAGAAGTGGTTCTTGGCTGTCTTCTAACGTTAGACCTCTTACCTTAGCCTTTCTTACAGTTGCTTTTGTAATTGGTTGGGCATATCAATTGGAGGGCTTAGATACCGTTAAAAGCCTTTTACAGATAGTCTTTATGGGTTACTTTGGAAGTAGGGGATTTGAGAAGGTGATGGGTAACAACAAACACAAGTAAAAGTTTTATTGTATTTTATTTTTTAGTTCAATTATTTTTTTGTATGTTTGCACCCTTACCTTCAGACAATGCGTTGACCGGGTACTACAACTAACAAACAAAGAAAATGAAACAATTTGCAATTCCACTACCTAAAAGAGCTTATAACATTATAACCACTTACAAAAACAATAGAGAAAGAGAATTTGCTTTTGTAAAGTATTTTTCCTTAGAATCATCTGCTAATGAATATTGTGATTACAGGGAGAGAAATCCTAAGGTATTAAGCTGTTACTTTGAACTAAAGAAGGTAGATAGTGATATACTAAGAGAACCTAACGGGAATATTCTAAGACCTATAAAGGGTAAGCTTAATTATTATATAGATAAAAAAGGATACAAGTATTATATTAAAGATGGTATAAAAATAAAATCTAAACAACCTATATGAAAGAAGACATTAAAGAGAAAGCATTAGAGATTGCAAGAGAGTTTAACTTAAGTATCATAGAAAGAACAGATGCATTGTTAAAGATGGATTGTGATATGTACACTCAACTTGGTAGTGATTCAACTAAAGCAGAAAAGAAAGAAGTAAAAGCAACATCTAAGCAGATATACAAGTATATAAAAGGAATAGATGAAGTATCAGGTAATCTTCTATTAAAATCTTTAGATGCCTAAGAAGAAGCTAACACGTTCAAAGCTTGTTAAGAAACTAGATAATATCTTCAGTCAATACATAAGACTAAGCAACTCTAAGAACGGTAACTGTACTTGTGTTACTTGTGGTAAGGTAGGAGACTGGAAGAACGGAGGTATGCAGGCAGGACACTTTATGAGTAGAAAGCACTATGCTACTAGATGGGATGAACGTAATGTTAAACCACAATGCGTAGGGTGTAATATGTTCAAAGCAGGAGAACAATATAAATTCAGTTTATATCTTGGTGTAAAACTTTCAGAGGAGTTACTACAAAAGAGTAGAGAAACTGTTAAATTTGCAGATGTAGACTTGTTAGAGATGGTAGAACATTACTCTGATAAAGTTAAAAAGTATTTAAGATAGTTTTTTTATGTTAATTGTTTGTTTGAATGGGTAGAGATTAAAATTCTTTACCCATTTTTTTTTGGTATGTTGAAAAATAGTTGTATGTTTGTATCAACATTAAAAACAAATAGATATGGCAAGAATGAACTGGAGTAGATTTAGCCGAAACAATTACGAACGAGGAGCTAAACGTCCTAACTACAACATATACGATAGTAGTAACGAACGTTATTCAACGGTAAGCAAGAAACAAAAGGATATTATATATAGACTCATAGAAAGCTACAAGACCAATAACTGGGAAAAAGAGTTCTTAAAAAGCTGCATTACTTGTAGTAAGTTCTCACTAAAACAAAAGAACCTTTTAAATAAGATATACTTAAAAGTAAAATGTAAACCACTAAAACAAACGTAATGACAAAAGAAGAAAAAACAGAGTATAACAAGAAGTACTATCAAGCTAACAAAGAGAAGAAAAAGGCTTATTACAAAGCTAATAAAGAAAAACGCATTGCTCAAATGAAAGTTAACCAAGATTCTAAAAAAGATGGTTACTATACAGTTTACTATCTGAAAGAAGAACACTATGCTGGAATGACTAATAATTTAACCTATAGACTTAACAATCACAAAAGTCACTATAACCGACATATAGAGGACGTAGAAATTATAGGCAAATACAAAACCAAAGCAGAAGCAACAAGAGTAGAAGCAGCACTTCATTTAATGGGCTACTTAGGAAGACATCCACAACATAAACAACAAACACTAACACAATTACTATGAAAGAACAATCAATCAATGAGAAGCTATTTAACCTGCAGCAGGAAATAGGAACAGTAAGTAAAGATGCAAAGAACCCATTCTACAAGAGTCGTTACTTTGATATCAACTCTTTAATTAAACAACTCCAACCACTACTAAAGAAGCATAGGTTACTCCTATTGCAGCCAATTGAAGAAGATATGGTATACAGTAAACTTATATGCGTTGATGGAACAGGAGGCGTTATAAGTGCTTTAAAGCTACCTGAGATGAACGACCCTCAGAAGCTTGGCTCTTGTATCACATATTACAGACGTTATACACTAGCATCTTTATTAGGATTACAAGCAGTGGACGACGATGCCAATCTAGGTAGCGGTAAGATAGTAGAGGTAGAGTTGCCTTGGTTAAATGCAAATACACCACAATTTAATAAAGTAAAGAAAGCCTTATCAGAAGGGACTGCAACAATAGCAGACGTACGAACAAAGTTCAAAGTATCAACTAAAGTAGAAGGACTACTTAAATAACAATTTAAATTTAAAATTATGACAACAGGAATTATCTCAGGCTCAATTGATTTAGAATCAATAGACAAAACAAAGTTAGCAAAAGGAAAGTATCTACAGTTTGATATTATCTTAAGCGATGAAAGCAAGTACGGAAACAACGCTTGGGTTGTACAAGGACAATCTAAAGAAGAGCGTGAAGCTAAAGAGAAGAAAGTATCTTTAGGTAATGCAGGACTTAGATGGATTAACCCAGATGCTACAATAGTAGTAGCACAACGTGAAGAGGTTACCAATACACAACAGCAGTCTTCAAGAGAAACAACAGCTGACTTACCATTTTAATCTAATTGGGAGAGTGTAAAAGCTCTCCCTTTTTTAATAAACAAACTATGAGCAAACTAACGAAACTACCTGAAGGAAAAGATATGCCATTTGATTTTTGGAACTACTTAGTAAATCCTATTACTGGATATTACATAGAGCCTAAAGACAAATACAATAAAGCTAATCAATATAAGTATCACAAGACAAGCAGTATAAGATGATAGCACAAGCAAAAAACATAGAAGCAAAGATACTAGACATCAAGTATGGCAGAATAAAAGAAGGTCTAAAGATGGATATACCAGACATAGACGAATACATAAGATTTAAACAAGGGAACTTCAATCTACTAATAGGTCACGCGAATGTAGGTAAGACAACAATAATAACATACCTCTTTACAGTATGGGCAATAAAGCACAACTTAAAGTTTCTTGTATGGTCTAGTGAGAATAGTTCTTCTGGTCTAGTAAGAAAGATTATAGAATTCAAGATGGGTCTACCTATTCAAGATGCATCAGATTCACAGATTAACACAGCGGTTAAATGGTGTGATTTACATTTTAAGATTATAGAAGTAGAAGACCTGTTTACATACAAGCAGTTACTTAAACAAGCAAACGATATTAAAGATGCTTGGGATTATGACGCTTTACTAATAGACCCTTATAACTCTTTAGCTAAAGACACTCAGATAATGAGGGGAGTAGGTTCTCACGAATACGATTACCAAGTAGCTTCTGAGTTTAGACTGTTTGCAAAGAGGAGAAACGTTGCGGTGTATTTAAACGCTCACGGTGTAACGGATGCACTTCGTAGGGTACATCCTAGAGACCACGAATATGAAGAGCTACCTCAACCTTTAGGACTAGCTGGTGTAGAAGGAGGAGGGAAATGGGGTAACCGTTCAGATGATGTTATCTGCATACACAGATATACTGGTTCTGCAATGGACTGGATGTATTCACACCTTCACGTACTTAAAGTAAAAGAGACTGAGACTGGTGGACGTTGCACACCACACAACGAACCTATTAAGTTAAGGATGTCAAGAAACAATGTAGGCTTTGAGTTTATGGGTAAAGACATTTTACATAGCAAGAAAGCAGACGTTACAGAAATACTTAAATTTTAAACTATGATATCAATAGCCTTATTACTACTAATAGCCACTATCTTTGTATTTATAAGTAACCAAGTACAAGCAGATGTTTATATTCAACCAATCATTGGTTTAATGTTTGGAGCGTTATACTCTAAGGATAGATTTGAGGAAGAAAGTTTAGTACAGCACACCCTGCAATGTTGCATAGGTGTAATCAGCTTAACAGTAATATGGATAGAGAAAAAAGAATAATAGGCACAGACTGGTTAAACATCGTAGCTAAACAACACGATGATTGGATTAAGATAGTAAATGCTTTTGGTGAGTATAACTACGCTGAAGACATTGTACAGGAGGCTTACATTAGACTAATTAAATATGCAACACCCCATAGGATTATCAAAGATAACAAAGCATCTAGAGGATATTTATACTTTACTTTGCGTAGTGTTTACTTTCAGTATTATAATTCTAAAAGCAGAATTACGAAGGTTAGCCTTAATGATGACGAGAATTTTCTACAGATAGCAGACGAAACTGATTTAGAAGAGCAAGAAGCTTTTAATAAAGTCTGCACACTTGTAGATGAAGTTGCAGAAGAATGGGCTTGGTATGACAGGAAGCTGTTTAAGTTGTACCGAGATACTGATTTAAGTATAAGAAAGATAGCAGCAGATACTAGCATAAGTTGGGTAAGTATATTTAATACATTAAAGAATTGTAAAACCGATGTCCGTAGTAAGTTAGGAGAAACTTATGAGGACTACAAAAATGGAGACTATGACAGAATTTAAAGGAGACAAAAGAAGTAAGGCTTACAAAGAGTGGAAGAAGAACCACGCAGAATCTACCAAAGGGTTGGGTGATGCGGTAGAGAAATTCACAGAAGCTACAGGAATTAAAGCTGTTGTTAAGTTTATAGCTGGTGATGATTGTGGTTGTGATGAACGCAAAGAGAAACTAAACTATCTATTTCCTAACTACAGACCTAACTGCCTTACAGAAGATGAGTACAACTATCTAGAAGAAAGAGTAGGCAAACTCAATACAGTAACTATAGAAGAGCAGAAAGCTTTGTTGAGCATATACAACAGAGTGTTCAACGATAGAAGAGAACTAACAGGATGCAACAGTTGTTTCTTGAACGGCGTATGGAAGAAACTAGAGAGAGTGTTTAACGAATACAAGTAGATGAAGGAGCAGGACTTGTTTGATTACCTAGTAAATAATTACTATCCAGACTTAGTTAAGGCTAAGAGTAAGATGAGTAGATGGGATTGTTACTCTCCTGAAACTTCACACAGGATAGAATTAAAGTGTAGAGCTGCTCACTACGATACTTTAATACTTGAAAAGAAGAAGTACGATGCTATGATTTTAAAGTGTAACGACAACTTAGATATTCCAATGTACATCAATTCTACACCAGAAGGAATCTACAGCTTTAATCTATTTGAAATAAAACCTAAGTGGGAAGTGAAGTATCTAAGAAAAACTACTACATTTACAAACGCTAACCAGATACCAAAAGAGATAGCAATGTTACCAGTAATAGACGCAGAGATATTATGACACCAAGAGAACCAATGTATAAGAAGCTGGAAGTAATGGAAGACATCCAGCTAACAAGTAACCTGCTCACGTTACAATCAAACGTATTGGAATGGGTTAAAGCTAAACCAGACAACAAGAAGCTAAACGAAGTATGTGATGCAGTAGTTAAAATAAGCTTTACCTGTAACAAGTTACAACTAGAGAAGAACAATTATCATCTAGCAATGAAAGAATACAGACACGACTCTATTAGAGCTATAGAGAGAGCAAGAAAGGCAGAGGGTAGAATAGAAGAGTTAGAGAAAGAACTAAAGGTACATAGAAAGAAACAAGAACTAGGATTATAATGGGAGACTCAATTAAAAAGTATTTTGAAACAGAAAGAGATTATTCGGATTGGATGGAGCAACGTTGGACTAAGAACACTACAGAAGACATAAAGACTGATAGTGTAGTAGAAAGCGTTATAAGCCGTTTTAAGGAACGAAGTGCTGTAGGTATAGATAAGTACAATACAACGCTAGAAGATTCAACAGAGAGCTTTAAAGCATTCTTAAACCACGCGCAGGAAGAAGCTATGGACTTCTGCCTGTATTTAGAGAAACTAAAACAAATGAATGATAAATAAAACTTGGAACTGTATAAGCTGCGGAGCATTGAACTCAGGTAGCAGAACAGAATGCGGTAACTGTAATAAACAAAGATATGAAAGAGAACAGACTAATACTAATGGAGAAGAACGTTCAGCAAATACAAAGAGTGCTGATGGTAATGATTCAAAGAATAGAGAAGATGGAGGAGGTAATGTTTAAAGAAGAGAAAGAATGATACTTCTAGTAGATGCAGACAGCTTAATCTGGAGTAGTTGTTATAAGAAGAAAGATAATCCAGAAGATAGTCCTTACTTTGAAGATATAGAAGATGCAACTGCAAAGTTTGATGAGGTCTTTATGTCTATAGTAAATAAGCTAGAAGACTCTTACGACATAGAAAAGGTGTTAGTGTTCTCAGGTTCATTAGGAAACTTTAGAAAGCTAATAACTCCTAAGTACAAAGCAAACAGAACAAACACTCCTAAGCCCATCCTTTTACAAGAGATGCACGATTGGGTCAAAGAGAACTACAACTCTCTCTACGGTCACGGCATAGAGACGGACGACCTAGTAGCTAAGTATTGGTATAACCTATCTCAAGAAGTAGGAAGAGACAACGTAATGATTGTATCAATAGATAAAGACTACAAACAATTTCCCTGCTTGATGTACAACTACCACTACAAGCACCAGATAGTATATGACATAACAGAAGAGGAAGCAATGTTTAACTTCTATGAGCAAATGATTATAGGAGACACAGCAGACAATGTAAACTACTTTAAAGGTAAAGGAAAGAAGTTCGCAGAGAAATACCTAGCTGATTGTAATACACAATACCAATACACAAAGAAAATGTATCAACTCTTTAAAGATACATACAAAGGAAAAGCAAAGCAAAGATATGTTGAATGCTATAATTTACTTAAACTTCGTACAGAGTTTTGATATGTCAAAAATGTTTTGTAGTTTTACACAAACAAACAAACATATTATGAATTACACAGACTTTATTTATTCGCAGTACACAACTCAAGAACTTACAGAGATAATAGCAGGAAACAAATACAACGACAGCTATTTGGATTCACACGCTAAACGATGCAGATTAGAAATAATTAAGAGACATCAAGCAGAACAAGAAACTTTAACACTAAACTAAACAAATGAGAGCAGAATACACACAAGTAGTACTAAACAAAGCAGAGCTACTAAAATACGTAATAAGAGAACAACTAAAGAAAGACGTAAACAGAGTAAATAGAGACAGACTATTAATAGAAGCTAGGTTTATTTATTTCTACATCCTAAGAGAGGATGAGCAGATGGTATACCAAAAGATAGGCGATACCGTTAATATGAATCACGCATCAGTATTACACGGATGTCAGAAGGTTAAGTTCTGGTTAGAGACAGACCACGAGTTTAGAGACAAGTATCTAATGATATTATCAATCTACAACAGAGAAGTTTACGGAATAGAGAAAGAAGCAGAGACAAACGAACTTAGAGACAAACTAAACAAAGAGAGAGAAGAGAAGACAAAACCTACAAAGCAAGAAAGAAAAGTAGGAACTGTATACGATAGACTACACTTACTAATAGACAAGACACCAGAGGAGAAGGCAAACGACCTTTTGACAAGGGTAGAAGCTATTTACAATATGATGCAAATGGATTTAAAAAGAAAACGGATATGATGGGAAGTTATTTACTATTGTTCTTCTTAGGATGGGCAATTACCATAGCAAGTATATGGGTATATTTTGAAGATTATTACAATAGAAAAAATGATAATGATGCAGGTGGTATTTAACAACCGCCTGTTTTTATTATTGTTATAGTATATCATTAATGAAATTATTTGATTATGGATAAGAGGAAATTCAACGGAGGTAATAAGAACGCAGGACGTAAGTCTAAGAGCGAAGAGATAGCTTTAATAGAGAAACTAACACCATTAGAGCCATTAGCACACGCAGCTTTAATGAAAGGCTTAGAGGAGGCTGACTTTAAATATGTACAGTTATTCTACAACTACTATGCTGGTAAACCTAAAGAGACTAAAGATATTACCATCAACGAAGACTTACCTTTATTCCTATAGATGCAGGTAGCTAGAACGCAAGCACTAGATAAGTTACAACAATTAGATAGCAGGGTTAAGATAGTAAGAGGTGGAACGTCCGCTGGTAAGACTATTTGTATTCTGCTAATTCTTATTGATTACGCTATAAGAAACAAAGGTAAAGAGATTAGTGTAGTAAGTGAATCAGTACCACATCTACGTAGAGGTGCTTTTAAAGACTTCCAAGGCCTTCTTAAAGGTATGAATAGGTATAAGGATGTTCAGCTTAATAAGAGTACCTTAAAATACACCTTTACTAACGGAAGCTATATAGAGTTCTTTAGTACAGACCAACCAGATAAACTTAGAGGAGCAAGACGTACAGACTTATATATTAACGAGTGTAACAATATCCCATTTGATGCATACCAACAATTGGTAGTAAGAACGTCAGGAAACATCTGGCTAGATTACAATCCATCTGCATTGTTCTGGGTAGACAAAGAACTAATAGGAAAAGATGATACAGACTTCATAACCTTAACTTATAAGGATAATGACTCACTACCTGAAAGCATTGTAAAGGAAATAGAGAAAGCAAAGGATAAGGCTAAGACATCTACCTACTGGGCTAACTGGTGGAGAGTATACGGACTAGGTGAGGTAGGAAGCTTAGAGGGTGCTTGCATACCTGACTGGAAAGAGATAGATACAGTTCCACAAGAGGCAAGGTTACTAGGATATGGAATGGACTTTGGCTACAGCGTAGACCCTACAACATTAATAGCATTATACAAATGGAATGATTCTTATGTATATGATGAGGTACTTTATAAGAAGGGAATGCTCAATAGAGACATCAGTAGATTCTTAGAGTCACACGATATAAGAGAAAACATAACAGCTGATAGTGCAGAGCCTAAATCAATAGCAGAGTTACAAGGGTATGGTCACAACATACACGGAGTAAGTAAGGGAAGAGACTCAGTTGTATATGGTATCAACTTAATGAATCAAAATGAGATATACGTTACAAGCCGTTCTAAGAACCTTAAAAGGGAATTAGGTGGTTATGTTTGGTCAACAGATAAAGAAGGCAACAAGACACAGAAGCCAAGCGGTCTACATCCCGATTGTATAGATGCTGCACGGTACATTCTAACCGATACATTAGAGAACCCAAACAAGGGTCAGTATTTTATATACTAAAAGTTTTTTGTTAATAGTTTTGTTAATTCAAAAAAGAGTTTTATATTTGGTGTATAATTAAAAACAAACAATATGACAACTACAAAACCAATGTTCGCAATACAAGACTCAAGAGGAAACTTCTGGATAAAGAATCATAACCTTAGCGGCTTCATAATCCCTAAGTTCGGAAATGACCATACTATCAAGATATGGAATGATGCAGACTCTGCTCAGATAACCTGTGATGACCTTAACAGTAACTCACCAGCAAAAGTAATAGTAACTCAAATAGTACAAAAATAATTAAACAAGGGGACAACGATGGACGAATACCAACTCTATCCCCTTTTTTT